CAAGTTCGACGCTCTGGTAAACGCCTCTTCCTTGCACTATATAAAAACTCTAGCTACAAGTTTTTAGCTTATGTATACACTATAGCAAATTAATTAGCTATTGTCAACCTTTTTCTTAACAAAAAGTTAATTTTTTTTATATGATGCTGTTTAATTAGTTTTGTATAGCACCAAAAAGTGAATCTATCCATTACACTCTCCCTTTTACAGTAAAGTGCGTTCCTTCGCATTGTGCTACTTCCGTCCCGTAGGATGAACGTACAAATATTTAGTCAAAAAAATAGGCCCCGTAGGGCCTATTTTAATTATTGTGCTATTATTAGCTGAAGCTTACATTACCACTTGTAATTGCTACTTCGCCAACGTAGTCAGCTGCGTTACCTAGAGATGACGCAGTGTTGTTTAATTCAACATATCCGTAACGTGTCATAAACGATACGACAGGTTCGAATGATGCTGGATCTAGTACAACACCTGAGCTCATTAGCGGGATGTATGGGCAATAGAATGCCGCTGCATCTGATTCGCTTGAGCCTTTGTAACCTACTAGTACTGCTGTGCTATCAGCTGCGTAAGAATCAACATAAACTCTCATTGCGTTGTTTAGTGTACCAACGAATTTTGTGTTTGTAGGTGCTTCAAAAGAACCTTCAGTTGTTCTTGCAAAAGCTGATGTTGTTGCAGACTGTAGAATTGTTAGCGCAAATGGGCTAACAACTGCCCAGTTACCAGCGCCACGTCTTGTACGCTGTGCAATCAAGTTAGCTGTTCTGTTGATTTGAACTGCTAAAGCAGCATGTTCGTCACCAACAAATGTTGCAGTACCACTTACAGCAGCTTGGTCGTATGTTTCAACTGTACCAGCTAGTGTACGTAGTGAACGTAGAACCTCTTGGTCAATTTCAGCTGTGATTTCTTGTGCTAGAGCAGCCATAATTTCTGCTTCAACATCAATACCATGCTGTGACTGAGCGTCCTGAGCAGCTTCAAAAGTCCAGCGAGCTGATAGCTTTCTGGATTTTGCTTCTACTGTTTGCTTTAAGATCTGGATGCTAATTTTTCTTCCTGCGCTACCTTCTAATTGAGCTGTAGCATCAGCTTTACCATTAGCATTACCTGCGTAACCTTCAGCAATTTTGAAAGGCGATAGTGCTTCTTCACCGGCTGTGGTTGAACCACCTGTTGTTCCTGTGAATGCATCAGCATATCTTACTCTCAATGTGTGGATTTGACCCACTGGTCCAGTCATAGGCTGAACACCAACAATTTCGTTTGCAATAACTGTTGGCATTACTCGTCTGATAACTGGTAAAATAACTCTGTTAAGAGTTGCAACATTACCGGCAGAAGTTGCACCTGCTGTCGCACTCTCTGACAAATACTTGCGTGTATTTTCGAGAGTAGCAGCCATCACAGATTTTTTATTTCCGTTTAGGCCTTCAAGAAGTGCAGTTTTGGTATCCTGCCAGCGACTTTCTAATAGTTCTGACATTGGTATCTCCTTAATTTAATCCTGCAAGTTTACGTAGTTCTACTACGTTATCACTTGCGTTGTCACTAACGTTAGTTTTTTCTTCTCTATTGCCTGTTACTTCTTTGCCTTCTTTTAAAATTGCCTTCTTCTCTGGAGTTTTACCGTCTATCACTGCCGGTAGATACTTGTCAAACGCAGAGCGTAGCTTTGCTGTTTGTACACTTTCCAGTAAATCAATCATTATCTCTTTCTGATCTTTGCTCAAAGGACCAGTAAGTTCGTTTATTGTATTAGTTCTGTTTGCAGTATCAGTAACTTTTCTTACTTCTGCTTCTTTAGCTTCTACAATAAGTTTTGTTTTTTCAGATATCTTTTTAGCTTCTGCAAGTTGCTGATCTTTTAATTTAACAACTTTTAATAGTTTTGAAGTTTCTGATTTTTCATTTAGATAGCTATTTGCATACTCATTTGCAAATGCTTCAAACAATTTACGACCAAAATCATTTTTGCGAGCTGATTCAATATCTTCTTTTAGTTGACCAATTTCTTTGTTAAGAACTTTATCAACTATTTGCGATACTTTTTCAGCACTTGTCTCTACAAATTTAGTCCTAATTTTGTTCATATGTATTTTAGCTTCACGTACTAAACGTACTTTTGTTTCAGCTAAATCTTTTTTGTCTTCGTTAAACTCTGCAATTTCTTTTGCAAGTGATTCAACCACAAAATCTTCGAGCATTTTGAACTTTGTAGCAATTTGCTTTTGATCTTCGTGTAGTTCACCAACTTCTTTTGAAAGTCGATCAACAACAAAACCTTTTAGTAGATCTGCGTTTTCACGCATTTTCACAGCATATTTTGCTTTTGTTTCAGCAAGCTGTTTACGATCTTCTTGGAATTCAGCAATTTCTTCTGCTAGTTTTTCACCTAGCATTTTGTCAATTGCTTCAACCATTACAGATTTGTCATGCTCGTATTTTTGAGCAAATTCTTCACGAAGTTCAGCTGTTACTGCCTGGCGATTTTCTTTCACCTTTGTGTTCCATGCTTCTTCAATTTCCTGGCGCACTTCTGCGGAAACTACATCATTTTCAAAAAGTGTTTTTAGTGCATCCAACATATTGTTCTCCTTATTATTGGAGTCGGTTGATTATATTAACCAACGATTCTTTTAAGTATTTTTGAGCCTTACTATCGTGTTTTGTAGCCTGTGCCATTTCATATGCCTTGTAGCCTCCACTAGCATTCATCAAATGCTCATAGATTGGTGTAGGGTAAGCGCCGGGCGCACTTGGTTGCGCCACAACGTCAACTGTTATTATTTCAAAATCCGAAACTTCTCCGGATCCATCTTCTTTAACTGTACCAGAGCCCCTACTGGAAACACCTAGTTTAACTCCGCTTTGTAGCATTGTTTCAACTAGTTTTCCCATAGGGGTTGGTAAAATTTTAAGTTTTCCATAACCGTTTGGACCATCCATCCACATTTCTGTAACCATATGGCATACACGATCAAGGTTAACATTAAGTCCTTCTGGGTGATCAACTTCGCCAAGAACACTATAACCACCAGTTATTTGGTCATTAAGAGTTTTGACAGCCCTACCAATTTCATTTACAGGGTACACACGCTGATTTGCATTGCGTACTCCGCCCTGTATACAAATACCTTTCATAAAAAGATCTTTGCCTTCGTTGGCGTTCTCAATTACCATCCCTGCTTGGTCAAATGTTAAATGTTCTCTTAAAAAGCTCATCTACCTTTAGTCCCTAATTAGCTACCAATAACGGAAGTTTTGTTATCAGCAGTTTCGCCTGCGCTTTTTTTCTCAGCGCCGTGGCCTTTTGGCATAGACTTCATAGACTTACTTGCTTTACCACCAGGAACATTTACATTACCCATGTTATCTTCCTTTGTTGATGGATTAGCTAGGCCGCCTTGTGTGCCGCCGTTTCCGCCGTCACCGCCTTGTACCAAGTTAGATGCAGTGCCTCCCATGTCGTTTTTACCAGCTACTGGAGATTTGGTGTTTGCACCGTTATCGCCCATTTTAGCTGTAACTTTTTCAACATATTCGCGCATCTGCTCTGTTGCAGACTTGTCAGTATCATCGTCATCATCTGACTCGTCAACTTCTTCGTCTGAATCTTCATAAGCATACGCTTCTTCTTCAGGTGCTTCTTCGTCTCCACCTTCTTCGTCGCTCATGTCCATATCATCTTCGCCGCCTTCGTCGTCACCCATATCGTCACCGCCTTCGTCTTGTGACTTTAAAAGTTCTTCAAATTCAGCTTTAAGATCTGCAAGTTCGTCTTCAAGATCTTGAATTTTATCATCAACATCTCCTTCGCCTTCTTCGCCGTCCATGTTGTCCATGTCCATGTCATCTTCGCCTTCTTCGCCGTCCATGCCCATATCCATCTCCATGTCGTCGCCAGCATCGCCGCCCATTGGGTCAGCTTCTACTTCAAACTCATCTAGATCAAAATCTTCATTAGTTTTTTCGTCATCATCATCTTTTGATGCTTCATCTACTTCCTTGTCATCGTCTTTTGATGCTTCATCAACTTCTTTGTCATCATCTTTTGACGCTTCATCTACTTCTTCATCTTTTGACGCTTCATCTACTTCTTCGTCTTCGATGTCATCAGCTAGTAGATTCTCATAGATGTCTCTTGACTTTTCTACTACAATTTCGTGAAATAATTCTTCCGCTTTTGAGCGGTCGTTGTTTACAAGATGCTCTAGCATCTCTTCAAATTTATTTGTTTTTGCCATCTTGCTTCTCCTATAAATGTTATACCTGTGGCTAGGCTGTCATTATTATTTAACATAAAAGGGAAAAAAGGGGCGATAATGCCAGAAAAACAGCATTTTTTTCAAAATGCTAATTGAGATTATAGATTTTTTTAAAATCCTCTACTGTCTGTACACTAAAATTGCTAAATTTATTTAGCTCTTCTGGTTTATAGTTTTCAGGTAATATTACTCTTACAAAATTAATATTAGGATGTGTCTTTACTACACTGACAGTTTGACGTAACCAATTACCAAAGAAAGTAGCGCCGTCTGTTGTTTTTTTATAGTTTGGAGAGTCTGCATATATATTGTTAAATTTTTTACCGTCGTCTAATCCTCTATAATCAAAACCCAAAATATAAATTTTTTCGTACATATGTTGAGCAGCAAGCCATAATGCTGTAGGTCCTGAACTCCATCCTTTACTAGGATTAAAGTAATGGAAGCCGGTCATACGATTATATGCTTTGTTATAATTTGTCCACACTGTATGATTACGTTGGTATCCGTGTTTATTGATTTCTAATATCATTTTTACATCAACTGCCACTAGAAAGTCTGGTGCAAAAGTACGATATAAAGCATTGCATCCGTATATTTTTCCAATTTTACTTAATTCTTCAACATCTATATCTTTACGACTCAGTCCATTGCCAAGAACGAAGGCAATTTGATTATGTGATTTTGCTGGAGCGGAAGTAGGAATGTTGGCAATTTTTTTTGCAGCTTTACGTAGTCTGCGTTTTTCTCTGATTTGATGCCATTCTTCTTTAGTATATTGGCGTTTATCTATTTTGGACAATTATCATACCCCGGCAGCTTGTGCTTGTGCAGCTAAACCATACATTTGTCTGATGAAATCTAGTTCGTTAGCCTGCTCGCTAGTATGTAGTTCACTAGCTTTTCTTGCACGATTAATCTGGCCGAGTGTAAGTCTTGTTTTTCTGGTGTCGTCTAATTCAACGACAGATTGATCATACTGAGGATCATAGCGATCGTCTTCGATCGGTTGAATAGTTTCTTTGTCGTAATAAAATAATTCTCTCAGTATCATGTTAGTATTTATATCGTTCCGGCGTCTTCTGGCTCGTCTCCGCCTGCTAGGTCTTGATCTGTTGCTGATTCTGGTGCTGTATCTGTGCCACCACCTTCTGCAGCATCGATCGTTGCTTGATCTTCTGCTCCTGCAATATCTGCAGAAATTCCTGCGCCACTTATTCCAACACTACGCATTTCTCCTGCACCATCTGCTTGCGGTGGTTGTAGATTTTCATCGTTTTCTTCTCTCCACAGTCTTTCATTTTCAGCAATGTCCTCTGGTGATAATCCTAAAAATCTTTGTAGTGTAAATCTATTACTCATAAACGGTATAGCTTGTATTTGTGCAAAAGTGCCTATACGCTGATTGTCTAATTCAGTTTGCCTGTAGGCTGCAAAGTTTTGAGGAGGAGTAAATTTAATATCAAACATAGCTGTGTCAATGTTTACACCTTTTTCTAATAGATATCTTTTGAATTCTTGATCAAATTCTTCTATCAATAAATTTTGTAATCTTTCACAGTATGTGTTAAATCTTAATTCTTGGATAAAGGCTGTGCCTACTCTACCATCATTGTAACTTGATTGACTATCATCAGCACCTGTAGGTAGATAAGAACTTGGTATACGTAAACCTCTTACTAGTTTGTTAGTAAAGTATCGAAGGTCGTCAATTTCACCTAAATTAGTACCACCTGGTAGTGTTTCTACTTTTGAACCACGTCCTTCTGCTGTTTGCGGAAAAAAGTAATCTTCGTTGGTTGACAGTGGATTATATGCAGAGTCTATGACATTTGTACCTCCACCCGTCTTCGATGGGATTCGTCTTTGATGAATTTCCGTTTTAACTCTTTCTACAAATTGCATTGCAAGGTGTGATGGTAAGTTACCCACATCAACGTAGAATACTCTTCTTTCAGGTGCACGTTGCACTCTATATATTATGATAGCATCTTCTAAAAGTTCCTTTTGTTTATAAACTTTAAAAATGCTTTCTAGTAGACTGTTTCCAAAAGGATAGTTGCTGTCTAGTCCTTCAGAAAGGCTTAAATGAAATACATGTTTTGAATCAATTGCTACTTCACCTTCTGTAGTACTAAATCTGTTACCCGGTGTATTAGGATATTGTCCGGTCATGCCTCTTGCACCACCTTTTTGATATCCTGCGCCGCCACCTGTAATGTTACCATTAGTTTCAACAGGTTTAGTAGCAACCATATCTCTAAAATTAAATGATACGTCTTTGATTACATATTGTTCAGGAGTTTTACCTTCTGATTCATTAACAATTATACGATTGACGTTTGCAGGATCAACATGGAATAGTTTTTTAGTTTCAGGGTCTCTTAAGAAAAATCCGTCTCCGTATTTGAATACATTACGAAAAATTCTAAACATTCTATTTTCAAAATTATTAATCTTATACCACTGCTTCAAATATTGTGAAAGTATTTGCACTTCAGAATTAGTTGCATTTTTTGTAAAATCAAATTCAAAATGTGTGTTGTTCTTTTTATTCTTTTGTGTGCAAAATTCTGCTAGAATGTCCAACGCAGCATTGACCTCTGAATCCATATCCATAGTGTTGTACTGTCCGTACCGTTCAACTCTATTTGGTGTTCCTACATATACATCAGGTAGGAATGAAGAATAATTTGATCTTGCAGGTCCTGGTTGTGTATTGGCTCTATTGCTGAAAGGAGAAAAATCGCCGGATGGATTATCTCCAGTAGGAACAGGAGTAAAATATTTTTTCCAGCTCATTATATACCTCTCATAACATTACCATTGCCGCCTTTGATAGCCCTAAATTGCTTTTGAGCAGTATCAAATGCCCTAGTATTTACCTCCAATGTTTGACGCAACAGATCAGTAATGGATTCACCGCCAGAATCACTTTGACTAGTATCTTTTACTGGAGACAGTCCTGACATTGATGCTACCTGTAGAGCAGTGCTTTCGCTTGAAGATTTCATAGCTTGCATCATTTGGTCCATTTGTGCTGGCATTTTAGGTTGTATTTTTGGTAATAGATTGTTCATATCTGCTACACTAGGCAGATTTTGTAGATCAGGATTACTTAATATATTGCCAAATGCTTCAGGAACAAAAACTTCAGGACCTTTTTCTCCTACAACAACTGGCATATTTTCAAAAACTGGACCGCCTCCTGCTCTTCCTATTCCAAATATTCCCTTGATACCGTTGAGTACTCCTTCGCCAAACTCAGAAAAAATACTGAATATACCTTTATCAGCTTTTGCTGTTGCATCTATTGTTTTTACAACATTTGACATCCCACTAATAAGTTCGTTTATTTGACCGGCAATTTCATTTTTTTCCTCTGTTGTTGTAGCTTCTTCATAGTCAACTTTCAATTGTGCAATTTTGTTAAGAGTTGCTTGCAAGGTTTCTTTTTGACTGCTACTAAATGCGTCTGCGTTGTCTTTGAGCATTTTTTCTACTATCGATACTTGGGATGCCGCAGTATCACTTACTATGCTGAATAATCCTTCAGCAGCACCGCCGATAACTCCTGATAATACTTTAGGATCCATTTGTAAACTATCTGCTAATTTTTTAAATCCACCTTCTAGTATAGGTCTTCCTGATTCAACAAACGCATCTAC